GTTCTCATCGTTGCCCGTTCTCTGGAAGATGTGCCTCCCCAGATACCGACCACCGAATAATTTAGTGCATAGGTCAGACATTCTTCTTTCCATATACATGATCTACATAGTGCTTTGACTTTCTTTGTTTCATCTGTGACTTTGTTCTGCTCTGGAAAATAAAACTCGGTATCAATCTGTGAGCAAGTCGCTCCCTCGAACTGCCACGGCTTCAACACTTATGAAAACCTCTTTCTCCTCATTTACGATCAGCGGATACGGGGAATCAGGAGATAACCTAGCCAATAAATTGCCATTGCGCCATACTTTGCCAGCGGCGATGCCATCGTAGTGTGAACTCTCTGGCTTTACTAAAGAGTCACACTCATTCCAGAATATGCAGTTTCGACAGTATTGCAATCCAGGTTGAGCAAGGTCTAATTGATATTGGTCAAAGAGCCACGGGTCTGAATCACGACAAGGCGCGTTATCAATAAACTTTAATAGACTCATGGTGCTAATACTACGGTTGGTTATTAGATTCTACTGGTATTGCATCGGGGCGTGTCGCTAATTCTCCAAAGCGCTCATTCAGAACTATCTTCAGGAGTTCCAGCCTCTCCTTCTCCGTCATCGTCATCGTCATACAAGTTGTCCTCTCCCCATGTATCTATCGCGTGATGAAGTAATCCTTTTTGTCGCCAATCTGGTTGCTGATCGTCTGCGAAAGTAGTCGTCCAATAACCATCTGCCGTTCCATCTGTCCATTCTGCGACCAGAACCCAGCCAGTACAAATGGCTGGGTCTGGAAATGCAATCCTCGCTATATCTGCAAGGGCATTATCTATCGCGGAAGGTTTTTTCTGTTCTTCATCCATGCCTCAACTCTAGTACCAGAAATTTCGGTGCCAGAAAGCATCGGCATTACATGGCGTGTCGTATCGTGCCTGAATGTAGAGAAATCCTCTTTCGACCTGTCGCTCAACCGATGTATCTGGGTCAAGTCCTAGAATCTGAGGAATTCCACCTGCATGTAATCGCCTGTCGCCTTGATATACGGGCTGTTTATTGTAGGCATTTGGTCGCCAATTTGATTCTCCAGTCCAGAGATCAACGAGGCAAGCCCATTGCTTAGGTGTATCCCAACCGAATTCTGCTAATTGGGTTTTGGCGTATGCCTTAGCCGCCTCTGGTGTTCTTTCAACCAGAACGGGCTTTGGTGGTGCTACTGGCTCAACTATTTCGACAGCAGATGCCAAAGGGTCTTTGGGAATCTGAAGTGGATTAGTTGTAATCAGTAATGCGCTGATTAGCGCGATATGGATAGGTTTTACTGTGAGTCTTTCATAAGTACGCATATTCCTCCAGAGTTCGGAGCGAACATTTAACCGTTACTGGTTGTAACGAATCTTTGTTGTCAGTATCGGACTGACCTCGCTTTTGAGGTGTAGGTGATTTGCGACCTGCAATAAAGGTATCAGATTATTCTGTCATTTCAAATTAACTGGGGTAATAATAAAAGGCGTTCGGTGGGGGAGCCAACACAATGCAAGCCTATGAGAGAGGTAAGACCGCATCGGGCAATCTACCCCACCGAACTTGGGTACCCACCGATTAGTGTATAGCAATCGGTTATGGAACACCCGCCAAGAGTGAACGGCACTCCTGACGGGTGAACTCTAGTTAGTCGAGGCGACTTTCAGCATAAGCGGTGATTCCGTACTTGTTAAGTACATCAGCGAAAGCCTGAGCAAAAGCCGATTTACGATCTACGCTCTGTCCGAATTCACGAACCCAGATGTGGTACCCACCGCCATAATAAGCCTTCTGACCAACTTCACGAGATTTTAGGTAATTCACAAATGCTCCTCGCGCTGGTGAAATCTTTACCCAAGCGAATCCGCAAAGTCCATCAAGGATGTAAGTTTTCTTGCTGAAGTCAATCTCATCGCTAAGACCGACTGCATCTCCAATAATAAACTTTGGAGTATCTACATCTTTTCCAGCGTTAAGACCAGCCTCGTATGCCTCGACATAAATGTTGTGGCATTGATTCTTTGTTAGAACCTTCTTTTTTTGAATTGTCTGGGTCATTTTTCTCTCTCCTTATGCTTCCTCGTAGATAACTTCTACTTCTCCAACATTTTCAAAATCAATAGTTCCGTCAGCATAAACAGGAATAAAGAAACTTCCTATTTCGCCTTTTGTGCCTACTTGGTAATAGCAAGCGTGTTCTTCTTTGTAATAGAACTCGATCTCTTTGCCACCGATTTCTACTTTCACATTTTCTAATTGCTTAGCCATTTGATTTCCTCTCTCTCGCTTACAAGATAAGAATACCATACTAGGGTTGGTTATTCAACCCCTGTGCCTTGCGTTCATCAGCGAGTCGCTGGAGCGCCTTTTCAGGCTCTTTGAACCTAGCCCATGATGGAATTAACACTAGAACCACCTCTCGCTCTCTATCGACCCCACAATGCCGTAGACGGTCAAGATCAGGAGAAAGACTCCCAGAGCATCCAACCAATCGGAAACTTTGTAGCCTCGCGCTGTAACGCGCCCTTGCTTTTCTAGGTATCTAGCCAACATGGTTTTTCTCTCCCTTGATTAGTTTGACGATTCCGTATGCAACGAGTGAGGCATCTGCCTCGCATCGAAAGCAATACGGCTTACCCTTGACGAAGGTAATTCTGAACTCACTACCGCAGGTATAACATTTCATTTCTTTACCTCGCAATCATGTCCGTCTGCGTATGCCTCTCTGGTCATACTCACTCCGCATCCTCTACATTTAATTAGCCATATACCTTTGGCGTAATCGTAATCATCAGTTATTCTCATTACCAGCCTCTTTTCTTGTATTTGTTGATGAGGATTGCTTCTTGCTCCTCATAACCGATTCCATGCTTTTCAGCCAAGTTGAAGCAGATCAACTGAGCGATCTCTCCCGCGAAAGCCCTACTCTCTTTTTGGTTCTGGATGCTTTCCTCGGTGTGTGGCTTTCCATCGTAATACTCTGTCACGATCTCGCGCTGTGAATCTGCGTACTTGCTGTACCACTCTGTAATCGCTGAACGCTCTGTCTTGATTTCTCTCGTCCACTTACCTTCTTTGTAGTAAAGGAACTCACCGCTCTTTGTTGGAGCGTTAGCCTTTTCCTTGGCGATTCTTTCAGCCTTCTTTGCTTCACGCTCTGCCTTGGCTTGAGCCTTAGCGATCTTGTCGGCTGTGACAATTCGTGATGGACGGTTCAAAGTTTCTGCTGGAGCAGATGGATAACAAATTGTGCAAGCATCCTGACCAGCATCATCAACGATTGTCGCTTCATCATCATTGCTGTACTGAATCAACCATGTGTAACGAGTGGTTGGGAAACAGGTTGAGCAATCTAATGAACTGTGGACATGACCATTGCTATTGATTACCAAGAAGGCGCGTGTCCAAGGGTCTTGGTCATAAATCTCATTGAGGTTAAGAATCTGGCAACCTACATCAAAAATTCTTTTTCTGATGGATGCGATCTTATTCTCACTCTTTGTGATCTCATCAATACGGGTTGGGTAATGCTTCTCGTAGAATTCCTTAGTGCTTAAAGCGATCTCCAACTTATCTAGGAGATTCCAGCGCTGATCGTGCAGCACAGACAATTCTGTATCAATCTTGACCGCGAATTCTTTGGTAACCATCTTTGTCCTCTCTCTCATCTCTAAAGATACACTATGGGGGTTAGATATGGCAACTCATTCCATTGCTCGATGATCGGCGTGTCTGGGCTTGAATCCAGCCTGAGCCTGAATCCTCGATTTGAATACCTAACCCCCATAGTGTATAATAGAAGATGAGAGGGGGCAGATATGAAAATCGTCATCTGTTCAGTATGTGAGAAGGAATGGCAACTCCGCAGCGGAATGGCTTTTGAGAGCCTTTGGAGGCACATCAAGAGAGAACACAAAGAGCAATCAGTCGCGCAAGCGGCATAGGAAAGGAAACTCATTTGGAGAGAGATAACCAAAAAAGCCGTCACTATGCGGCAGAGCGTTTTCTGTACGATGCAGGAAGAACTGTCATAAAGACGGGGAGCAAGAACTTTCCAGAGATTAAATTCAATCTCACTAAACAAAGTTCTATACACGATTGTCAAAGTTACCTAGATATTGTCTGCGATCAATTCTGGTTCAGGCAACGATTTGGCGAGCGCAAGATTTATATTGAATCAGGTCGTGGCGGTGGTCGAGCATTTGGCACCCGAAAAATTAAACTTGGTACTTGGGCTAGAAATGAAGCCGTCATTCTTCACGAATTGGCTCATTGCCTAACACCTAATGCTAAACACGGCGCAGAATTCTCTGGCGTTTTTCTATTCTTAGTCAAGAACGCCTTTGGTGCTGATATTGCCAAGCAACTCCGAGAGTCATATAAAACTCATCGGGTGAAGTACAACAATAAAGCAATACCTCCGATTGATAAATCTTGCTTGACTCAACTTCAAAAGTCGAGGCTTGCTCGAAAGAACAATCGAGCCGAGCAACAACTCAAGAAACAACTTTCTGCAAAGCCTCTGTTGATTGAGGAGAAAGAGCATCTGGTCAGGTTGCTCACTCGCGCCATCAACTCAGGTCAATTAGGAGAGCCAAAAAGCAAAACCCGAGCCAGCGCTCAGAAAGTTATTCGGGATATTAAGAAGGTCGCTTAACCCTTCTTCTTATCCACCTTGCTGAAGGCTTCGTTGATCTCTGCGCTGGTTAGTTTTCCATCGTCCAAGAATGATCGAGCCAGAGATTCGACCACGGTGGCAACTCCCAGTAGACCAGCCATCATTGCGGCGGTAATGACATCTAACCCAAAGAGTGAGCCAGCGCCGATCACGGTTAGACCTGATGATGCAAAGACGGCAACAATTCGCATCAAGATATTGTTTAGGTTTTTCATTCTTCATCCTTTGTTCTTCGTAATGGGTAGGTCAAAATCCAGACACCGAGGGCGATGAGAATTGCGTAGCCCACGATTCCCTTTGCCACTCCGTCCAGCACAATCCATGCAACGAACATTCCGAGGAGTGTCCATAACTGCCCGAGGATGTCGTTTACAAAGTTCTTCATGGGTTTCTCCTATATCCGACTGCTCCAACTGAAGCGGTCATTGCTGCTGTTGTTGCGATATTGCCAACGATTGTCGCTGCAATAATTGTTTTTGTTGCTTCTTCTCTTTCTTCAACTGACATATCTGCACCGAGGTTTCCTAGCGCAAAAATAAGTTGTGCAGGGCTTTCAAAGATCGCTGAAAGAATCTCTGCGGGTGATGCTAAAAGTTCCAAGGCGATAGCGACCTCAGCGGTGATAACCACCTCGTTGCCGTTCTCATCTTGGCGAACTTCAATCGGGGTGACAGGTGGTAAATCTTCAAGGGATATTCCAGCCTCTAAAATTGCCTCAACTGTTACCGCTTGACCATCGGCAGATGCGATAAGGATTGCTCCGACAAGTTCTCTTTCTGATTCGGTGAACTCACCATCCGCCGATAGCGCCTCAGAGAGATCATTGACCTCATCTTGAGTAATCTCGCCATCTTCATCAAGGGCTGAAATTATTTCCTTAGTATCAGCAAGTGTTATATTTCCATCTTCCAAAATGTCATCAACTAATTCATCAACGATCTCGGAGGTTTCTAATGGTGGAATTATCGGTTCTGGCTCTGGTTCTTCTGTTTGCGTTTCTTGCTCTGGCTCAGGCGTTTCAGTTATCTCAGGCAAAGGCTCGGATTCTGGTTCTGGAGAAGGAGTTGGTTCAGGCTCGCTCGGCTCAAATTCTGGCTCAGGCTCGGGAATGGGAGTTTCATCGGGAGTCGGGGAAGGCTCGGGAGATGGACTAGGTTCTGGTTCTGGGGTAGGTTCAGGGTCAGGTATTGGTTCAGGTTCAACTGCGGGAGGTAGAGGCGATGGCGAAGGTATGGGTTCAGGTGTGGACGGCAAAGGTTCCTGGCTCGGTTGAGGTTGAGGAGTCGGACTTGCGACAGGTTCAGGGCTTGGAATCGGTGTCGAAGTTGATTCCGATGTTGGTGAAGGCTGAGGCTCACTCGGGCTGGGAGATGGTTGCGGATTGGTCGCGCTCTCCGTTGGTGTCGGTTGAGGAGTCGGTTGAGGTTCTACCTCCGTTGGACTTGGCTCAGGACTTGGAGAAGGAGTAGGCGAAGGGCTGGGTTCTGGGGCTTGAGGGTCGTCCGAATAACTCAGAATGATCGCTAGAGATTTATGTATCCCACCGCAAGGGTCGCCGAATAAATCATTGACCGCCATGATTGATGCGATTATTTTGCCAAGGAATACTTCAGCAACTTTTTCAACTGAAGTAGGCGCATGGCATTGACCTAATGAATATCCGTCAGGTGTTCCATAACTTGCGAAGATCACCGAAGTAAAAATTTTTCCGATAGGTGCAGACAGGGTTAATTCGCCACCTTCACCTGTACTACCATTCACACTATTATTTTGAGGAGGCGTAACTGATGGACTTGGTGTTGGCTCTAGGGCTGTTGGTGTTTCTGATGGGGATGGCTCTGGGCTGGGTGTTGGCTCGGGAGAGGCTATCGCTGTTGGCGTTTCTGTTGGAGTCGGAGAAGGAGAAGGCTCAGGAGTTACGGTTGGCTCTGGCGAAGGCGAAGGCGAAGGGCTATCGCTTGGAGAAGGTTCAGGAGATTGAACTGGGCTGACCAAATTGTAAGTTAGGGTTGGGCTACACATTGTCGGACCGTAAAACCCGCTCCAGAATCCGTTATCAATACCGCCACCCAATAAAACAATATGGGTGATGTATCCCGTGTATCCAGATTGCAAAGTTACATTTTGCGTTTCTAACTCTCGTCTGTCGTAGGTCATATCCTCGACTAATGAATCTCCGTTATACATACGGAAGGCAACTTTGTAGGTATCTACGATTGGTGGCTGATTGCCAATTTTATTGTTTTCAAGGTTGCTGACATTCATGGTCATTACAGCGCCAGAGGCAATAACCCCATTAACGGGGATGGTCTTTGTTACTTCCGAGTATTGATAGGAGAAGGTGGCACACTCGCCATTTATGCTCACCATGCTCGGATTTGAAGCCGTGAACTCGCTCATCGGCATAGCCCCAGCATCGCTCATCGGCAAAATGGTGAATAGGAAAATGATCGAGAGGGCTAAGCCCAACCTCAGATAGCGCATCTTTCCCCCAACCTCGGGGTCACTAGGACACGATATGTACGCCTATTGTACCAATCTGAAAATCTATGCTAAACTGGGGTTGTAAATGAGAGAGAGGAAAAGATATGACAAAGACATGCGAGAACTGCGGCGCGATTGCTGAAGTGTACGCGATGGGTCGTTACTCTGGAGATTGGGGCGGATATTACTGCGAGCCTCACATTCCAACTGGATTCAATGTCACCGACAGATTCAAGAGAGAGGATACAAAATGACACAGACAAAAAATCGCAGGGTTCGCGCCCTATTGGAATCGAATGAATATGTTTTGATTCCAAAATACGAGGTTGCGAACTTTGTTGGAATTGACGAATATGGCAATCCAATCGTTCGTTGCACCGAGGCTCCATTTGAGGGTGAATTGATAGGTATTACTAACTGTTGTGGAGCAACTGCAAAGGGTTGCGATGGCTATACAGGTTGCCGTTCTTGCTACCGCGAGGTTTCCTCAAGACTTGGTGGGACTTATGGTGAATCAGACATCTACATTCGTGCAAAGGTGGTTTCCTAATGAATCTAATTGAAGCCAAGAAAATTGTTGGCAATCAGCCAACTTGGGCATTAAAAAATATGGTTAAGGCGCTCAAGATGTTGCCAGCCCTTAATACTGCTGAAGATGAATTAAACCTAAAAGCGGCAAAAGTTGTACTTAGAGAGAGGAACAAGAAATGACACAGGAATCAATTTCATGGTCAGAGTTAGCAGAATTGACTCATGCCACACAGGTCGAGAAGTTTAATTTCTGCACCTGCGAAGATAACGAGGGCAACGAAAATCCGTTCGCGGATTGCCCAACTAAAAAGCCTTATGACCGCGTAGGAGCCATCATCGCTTACGAAAGTGGCGAACTTGATTATGACGGCACTATCACATTGTTTCAAAATCTCGTAGACACAGGGCTTGCATGGCAACTCCAAGGTTCTTACGGGCGCACCGCAGCAAGTCTTATTGAAGAAGGTCTAATTACTGAAAAGGAGAACAAGTGAAAAAACTATCGCTTACAGGAGATTTCGAAAAGTCGTCTTACGGAGATCGCTACTGCGTAACCGTGGATTTTGCTGACCCTCGCATTGAGGGAATCATAACCATTGGAGCAATGGCTTCACCTACGCACATCCGCTACACAGGTTCCGTCATTATCAACGGGGTTCACTATTCCGTAAGTAATAACTGCGCCGTGGATGTTGCAAAGATTGAGCATTACGCACTCACCAAGAATGGCACTTTCTCAGAATATGCCAGCGATAGCGCGAGAGAAACCTTCCGAAAGGCTCTCGCAGAAATTGTCGCTGTTGTACTCAAGGACAAGAATTTCGTAGACGAGCAGATTTCGACAGAACTGCAATACATCGGCTATGACATTGAGCGCCTTGAATCAAATCGTAATGATCTAATTGCAAAGATCGCGGAACTCGATGAGGAGATTGCTCAAAAAAGGGCTAAGCAATGGACAAATAAAGCCTTGCTAGTGTAAACTGGGGTTAATAATAGAGAGGATGAGAGATGGACATTGCTGAAGTAGAAACAAAGGAAGATTTACAGGCGTGGATTATTCAATTTATGCCTGATGCACAGGTCGAACTCTCACTTGAGGGTATCGTCATTAAAACTGGTATGGATGTCGCCATGGGCGGGTATCTTTATCCGCTCAAGGAGAGGTATGAGGACTAATGGAAGATGCAATTATTGTTCATTCGCCAGAGTATGCGAACTGGGTCTTTGACCCTACGCACCCTACACAGGGGCGCAGGTTCCTACTCGGGCGTAATCGTGTAATTCTTGAGGGGCAAGACCGCCGACTCAACATTGACGAATTCACCCCAGAGATTCCGCATACTGATGATCTCTTGCTCGTGCATGACCCGATCTATGTCCACGATGTAACCGTCAAAGGTTTATCGGATGAATGGACGGGCGCTCGCCATGACTTAGGCGATCTTGCAAAGTTATTCGTAGGTGGAACTCTTACCGCTCTCAATGCTTTGCTGGAAGGAAAGACCAAGTTAGCAATTCACTTGCCAGGCGCTAAGCATCACGCGATGCGTGACTACTCAAGCGGATTCTGCATATTCAATGACTTTGCTATTGCGGCTGCGAAGGCGACCCAACTCGGCAAAAAGGTTGCGATCTTTGATTGCGATGCTCACCATGGTGACGGTACCGAGATGCTAACGAAAGCCAATCAAAAGGTGGTGTCATTTTCTGTTCACCAATGGGGAATCTTTCCTGGAACTGGCGTGACATCGGATTGGGAGCGAAAGGCTCTGAACTTTCCGCTTGTCGCTGGTACTGGAGATGATGGTCTACTTGATGCCACTCAGTCATTCTTAGATGTCTGCTATGACTTTGAGCCAGACTTAATCTTCATCGCTTGCGGTGCAGATGCCCTTGCTGACGACCCGTTATCAGAATTGGAATACACGGTAGGCGGTTATGAACTCGCTATGCAAAGTATCCGATTGGCTTACCCTGACACGCCTATCCTTTTTGGGGGCGCTGGGGGCTATCTGCCAGACGATCAGACTCCCGACTTATGGGCGAAAGCAAGCCTGAAACTGGTGGCTCCAAGGGGCTGACGGTACGATTCGGCTATGACCACAATAGTCGCTGTTCAATATCGAGATAAGGTCGTGATCGGGGCAGATAGCCTCGTCACGGCTTCTCGTAAATATAATCACCCAGCGATGGTCAAGATCAGCGAGCGCAACGGATATTTAATTGCTGGCGCTGGAGAAGTGGCTGCATGTGATATTGCTCAGCATATCTGGATACCGCCAACTCCAACCACGGCTGACAAAAAAGACCTTTATCACTTTATGATTGCAACTGTTATCCCTTCACTCAAGAAGGCTTTCAAGGATAACGATTACAAATGGGAAAAAGAAGATGAGGAAGAAACTAAGTTTGCTTTCCTCGTAGCGGTCAATGGTGAGGTTTTTGATATTGCCGATGATTTTGCAGTATGTCTTGATAAATCTGGATTTTATGGAATCGGCTCTGGCGCATCTGCCGCATTAGGCGCGTTACGCAATGGGGCAACGATTGAAGAATCTCTCAAGATCGCTGAGGCTATTGACCCCTATACGGGTTCGCCTTTTCTCTTTCATACTCAGGACAAGAAAAAGAAAGTCACCGCTAGACCAAAATAGCGTGGTTAGAATCGGTGCAATACCAGCATATTCTCGACATCTTCATTCTCAACTTCAACCGAGAATGATGCCTGTTTAACATCGAACTGTCGGGCGTGATGTACGCAGAAAAACAAATCGCCCGATAGAAAACTGGCTCGGACTTTCGCTTGCGCCCCACATCTATCGCATCTATCTAAAGGCGAAAGTGGCTCTCTCATTTATTTTTTCTTGCTCTTATCGGTGATCGGTCCCCCGACTATCCAAGCCCTGCATGTACGGGCGCTCGCGCACTTAAAGTCGAAAGCCTCGCAATATCCCAACTCACCCGCATCTGTGACATCCCAAGCGTTATCGGCTGAATCTCCCTGAGCCAATCCACCTTTGATGCACTCCATCATTGCTGAAGTCTGGATGAACGCCGCGCAATTCCCGCATTTTTGTTTCTTAGCCTCGGCAACTGGGACATCCCATTCTGAGGCGATCTCAGACCAAAACTCCTCATTAGGCTCCGAAGGGTTCAGAGGACCGTAGTTAGCCTTCTCAATGGCTTTCTCTCGGTTCTCAAGATTGGCTCCTACATCCTGTGTCGCCTTTGGGCATGATGCCTTAAATAGTGTGATGAACGCTGGCGTAAGAGTCATAACCAAAGGGTATCAGTCGAACAAATGTTCGAATGTCTTGAATTGAATATCTAACCCCCGTATGGTATCCTTGGTATGTAAGAGAGAGGAGTCACCATGGAAAAGTGCGTTGAGTGCGGTGTTCAGGTTGGGAAGTTTGAAGTGTTCCCAAAGGGCGTGTGCGTGAAGTGCTACGGAATCCAGTTCCAGAAAGAATGGGAAACCATCATCAAGATCGGGAGGTTTAAGTGAGCGCCGTTTACAAAGACTTCGAGTGGAAAACTCAAATATCCGCTGATGAGGGAACTGTAGATAACTACCTTTTCAGAGGCGATGTAAAGCCTGTAGCGCCATCTAAGGGAGACCTTTGGAGAGCGCTTGAGTGGTTGGCTCTATACGATGCTGGAGACGATTTAGAGGTCGCCCAGAGTTTTGCCAATGTGGTTGCTTTCCTAGATAGCGCAGCCAACTTGAAAGAAAAGCGCGAGATTCTTGCTGAGGCTAAGAAGGAATACGCCAAGGCTCATGGAATAAAAGTTTCCCAAGTTAGGTTAAAGAAGTAAGATTATCAACCCCCGTATGATATACTTATCCTGTAAGACCGAGAGAGAGGAAATAAAAATGTCAGCAGTAATTGAAAAGGTCAAGGTTCAGCCAAAGGTAGGCGACATTCTTTACTCATCATGGGGCTACGATCAGACCAACATTGAGTTTTTCAAGGTCGTCAAGGTCAGCGAGTTTTCTGTCTGGATTCAAGAAGTTGGAGCCAAGGTAGTTGAGGTAACTGGATGGGCGCACGAAAAGGTTGTGCCAACTGATTCCTCTGAATATCAGGTAAGAAACTGGAATGACGAAAAAGATGAGTGGGGCAATGTGAACGCATACATCACCAAGACTCACCCAATCCAGAGAAAAAAGATTCAGACCTACGGTGGCGGTTACGGTGTCAGCCTTAACTCATTCTCATCCGCTTGGTTATGGGATGGCAAGCCAAAGGAAGCAAGCCACACACACTAAATAAATAATCGAAACAGGGGCAGTTTAGAGAGTGTTCTCGCCCAATGTCGTAAGTAAGAACTCTCACCTAATTTTTCAACGAAAGGAAAACTTAAATGGGATACACACAATACTGGACACTTCAAAATGCAATCGAGCAATCCAACTGGGATAAATTCCTAGAAGGCGCTCGCCAGATCATTGCAACTGCGATAGATGCAGGAATTAAGATTGAAGATAATTCAACCGATTCTGCGATCTTCCTCAATGGCGTAGGCGCTCTGGCTCACGAAGATTTCGTGATCTCCTCAGAAGATGTCGGTTTCAACTTCTGCAAGACAGGGGCAAAGCCTTACGATGCGGTGGTAACTGCCAGCCTCATCCACGCCAAGAAAATCTTTGGAGATGCCATTGAAATCAAATCAGATGGCTCTTGGACTGATTGGGAAGGTGGGCGCTTGCTCTACGAAACTGTCTTTGACATCCAGCCAGAATCGGTGCTTGCATGAGTGACGAGATATTGGATGAACTCGTAGACGAGTTTGGCTCAGGGATTCTTTCTTCATCCCATCCTCACGATGGATTAACACTCAGACAATGCCAGATATTGCACAATAAGTACGGGCTAGAGAAGGCGAGAGTGATAGTCATAAGGTGGAGAAAGATTTTCAAATAGTCCAAGGATTTGACTGCGTGAATGATAAAGGCGAGATAGGCGCGTGTACGGTTTTATTCTCGTATAGGGCGAGGAGAATTGCTTCAGCACGATCTGGAGAATGAACTCCTCGCTTCTTCATGTCTACCTTTGATTCGATCAATATGCGCCCCGATGAATCAGATTTGAATGTCGGTCCTGCCAACTGCGCTAATACGGCGCGGTCTACATCTAGGCGAATCTCCTGCTTATCCTCTTTAGGTTGGAGCATTGCTCGGGTATTCCACCACATCTCGGCGCGTTGATTCTTGAACTTGGCTTGATCTTTAGGTCGCTCTGCCACATTGACCCCGATAACCAACGCCTTTAATCCTCGCTCTTTAACCCAGCGATCTAATAGGGATACAACGCCCCATCCAACTCCGATGGTATCTATCTTCACCCTGACCGCATCAGATACGCCTCTGGTCTTATGCTCGGCAACTGCCTTCTCAATCTCGCCAATGATTACGCCAGCGACATCCACGGCGTTAGCGTTAGCCTTGCCCGATGAACGGTGCGTGATCGAAACTTTATAGCCGTCTGCTATCGCAATTACGAACTCATCGCCACCATCGGATGCAATATCCACGCCTAAGCGAATTACGGACGATTCCAGATAATCCTCATTCTGTGTTGCCGCCTCTGCCCAATGGTAGGGAATTACCTTTCCTGTTCCTGTCTGTGGGAATCGCGCATTTACACGGGCTTCAACGAATGGCGAATCCTCACCGAATTCTCCGATTACATCATCCACCCAACTCTGGTCTACCAAGTGGGTAGCGATTGCGTGATGCTCTACATGCGGTGGGCATGACTTACATTGCCCCGTTTCTTCACCCGTAAAGTTTGGCGTGTCATAAGCCCCAATCGGAATGGACTCATAGATAGGCGAATTGCAGATACGCTCGAACCATGTCTGTTCTTGATCTGTAGGCGGGTTACCCAATACTAGGAGCCGTGTGTGTCCACCCGTCATAAGGGCTTCTAAGGCGCTACCGATCTTGTCTGAGATACCGCCAGCCTCATCCACTACTACGAGCAGGTGAGGCGCGTGGATGCCTTGAACTGCCGCCTCATTGTTATCGGCTGGTCGGAATCCGTAGGCTACTACCGTGTCATCCATTTTCCACTCAGTAGTGAGAATCTCGCCTGGAAGATCATGCGCCATGTGAACTCGGCGTATCTGCGCCCACATGATATTTCGCACTTGCTTAAAAGTAGATGCTGTAGTGATTGCGATAGCGGTGCCAGGTGGGTGAACTGAAATCCACCATGCAACGGCTCTGGCGGCAAGGTGTGACTTTCCTGGTGCGTGACATGCGGGAACTGTGGTTCGCTTGTTATCTCGGATAGATTCCAGAATCTCGCGCTGTTTAGACCAAAGTGTTTCGCCTAGCCCATCTTGGACGAATCCAACTGGGTCATTCTCCCACCTTGCCCAAGGATTGCTGATCTCAGCATCAAGGATGATTGATAGCGCATACTTCTCATCTTCATTAAGCGATAAGTAAATCTTTGTCCGTTCTTCAGGTGTGGCATTGAGAACGAGGTCTACGAGCCGTTCACCCATTTTTACTTCTTTCGTATCGCTAAGACTTTTGCAATCTTGTTTTCAAGTTCGCCCATTTCAATCTGTATCTTAATCGCTTCACCGTTGGTTCCACCAATTTCGACCCGATCAGTCTTTCCGAACTCCTCTGGCATCTGGCGCTCAAGCCACCATGCAGCCGCTCGCCAATCTCCATCGTTACCGCTCTTTGCTATAACTGCGACCTTTTTGGTTATTGCCTCGGCTTTCGCCCGTTCAACTTTGTCAAGAAAGTCAAGAAATATAACCTCAGATGGATTGTTTTTTGCGCCTTTGACCAACTTCAATCTCTCGCGCTCTGCTAATCCCCTGTTTATCCATGAGTAAAAAGTTTGGTTTGATACCCCTGCCGAGGCAACTGCTACTCGAACAGGTGTTCCAATTCTGATGTAATCTAAAAGTGTCTGCTCAAGATCAGGCTTCAGTAGGGCTGTCTTGCGCCCCATTGCTTTCTTAGGCTCTGCTGGCTCTTTCTTTGCAACTGCGCTTGCCATTAAAACTCCTGCCCTATGTACCAAAATCCTAAGTCTAAGCCCCATCCATAACGGCTGAACTCAAAGCCTATGCCGAATCCAGACTTGCGCCCCCATGAGAACCAGAACTTGCCCACTCGTTTTTCCATCTTGTTATTCTACCTCAGTTAAATCTTCATGTGTTCTTTGTGTTTACATACGCGACACTCTCGAATCAAGTCTTTCCCGCACATCTTGTGCATCCATTTCACCTTGATCTCGCATTTAGGACATATATCGTTCATCGCTCCTCCTCGCTACACGCCTCAAGCGGTAACTGTAATAACTCCGCTATGTCTGTCCAACCATAGATCGTGTTAGCCCATGTATTCAAATCCTCGGTGTGAACTCTCATGGAGTGTGTGCCTACTCGAATGTTGGTGCGACCTATCGGGCTATGTCCTGGCTTGGTCTTTCCCCCTGCGAGAATCTCAGCGACCTCATCCCGTGAGAATCCTGTTCCCGCTGTATTTGTACTCATCAGTAACTTATTGAGGTCACCTGAATCATAGGTGGCAAGGTCTGAGGTGCGGTTATCCACGATCAGAATTTTGATCTCCTCTATATCATCTACCTCAATCCAATGAACGGCGATCTTCTCCCACCCTAATTGAACTGCCGCTTGGAGTGTGTGATTACCTGACACGCAATGTTTATTTCTGCGGTTTACCACGATTGGTCGATATTGCCCCATAGTTGAAAGGGACTCAATGATTGCTCCTATATCACCCTCACGAGGATTTAAGGGGTGAGTGAGAATCTCCTTGACCGATACGGTTTCTACATCTTCGGGTGAACTCTCTGAGCGCTCTGTAATCCGCTCTGGCTTTTCTGCAATCCGCTCTGGGAATCCTAAGCGCTCTTTGATGCCAGCGTTCGCCTTGCTCTTTGTCTTTCCGAACTCATCGTAAAGTTGCTCTTTCCACGCATCGTAGGCTTCCTGTTCCACGGTGAAGCGCCATGCGGCGATCTTTACCTCTGGGTCATCCTTGAGAGTGTTACCGCCTATGGACTCTTTCTGATCTCCAGAGATAAGGCGGTCTAAAGTATCAACCTCAGATTGAGTAAATCCTGTGCCATCCAACTCAGGG